AATGCAGAAAAGTTCTTAAGAGCTGGTGGAGTGAACCTTAAACAATGGATAGAAGATGGTTATGTTGAACTTTGTGATACACCAACAATAGATTATGACTTAGTAGTTGACAAGTTTAAGCAACTACAGAGCCGTTACAACATACGAATGTGTTTATTCGATCCTCATAATAGCGCCGCTATTATCAATAAGTTATGGGATATTGAAATGCCTACTATGCCATTTCAACAAAGAGCACAGCTATTCAATGAACCTTTGAAAGCTCTAGAGAAGGCTATATTTGATGGAAATATATTAATGAAAAATCCGGCATTGAAATGGAACATAAATAATGCAGTACCCTATAGAGATGGCAACGCAAACATCAAATTAATGAAGAATAGATCTCTTGATAGTATAGATGGAGCAGTTTCATTAGGAATGGCTATGGGAGGTTGGATGAATAATAACATGAATTCTAAGGTGACAGCTGACCTCTGGGCTAACTAAATATATAAATAAAAGCTACAAATATGTTTGAAAAAGCAAGATTACGTTTTGCTAACTTTATGGTACCGGCTGGAATGAAAAGCTACTTAGGGACAATGGATGTCTATAATGAGCAAATTGCTGAGGCTCTTAAATGGGGCTCTGCTAAAAATACATTTCAAAACTCGGATGCCGAGAAAGTAGCAACATGCATAACATGTATTAAAGTACTTGGTGACACATTGTCGCGACTTCCTGTCAATGTATATCAATCAACACCGGCAGGAAATCAAATCGATAAAGAAGATTATAGATACGATCTATTACATTATAGTCCAGACGGCATCATTACGTCGGATGTCTTCTTTGGTGCTTTAGAATATCAAAGGAACTTAAGAGGAAACTCATTTGCAAAAATCAATAGAGATAGATTAACAGGAAGAGCACAATCGTTAGAATTCATTCCATCTAACATGGTAGGTGGTTACAAAAAAGTAAGGGGCCAATTATATTACATTGTTTATCAAAAAACAACAAAGGATGAAACAAAAGAAGTAGTTGTCAATGCACAAGACATGCTCCACTTTAAGATGATAACTAAAAACTCTATATGGGGCATAAATCCAATTGAATCACAAAGGCTAAATCTATCTACATTATACAAATCTAAAAACACGGTAGATAGTTTTTATGAAAACAATGCCTTTTCACCTAAAGTGTTGAAATCGCTTATCCCAGATGCTCAATTCCAGAAGCAGTTTGCCGAATCAATGGCCTCATTCAAATCTCATAATGTAGGGCCGGCAAACGCAGGTGAAATTATCAAGTTACCACCTTTTACCGAAATACAAGAACTTTCTTTAGATCCAGTAGACGCTAAGTTTATTGAATCATCTAAGTTTGATACAACTCAAATTGCTGCATTCTATGGAGTACCACCTGATATGGTTGGTGTTTATGAATATTCTAAATATAATAATGTAGAGCAGGCTCAACTTAGTTACAAAGTAAATACAATAAGTTCAATTACAAGAATGTATAGGCAAGAACTTGAAATGAAGTTACTAACAACTGGTGAAAGAAAAAGTGGAAAGTCAATTGAGTTTGTAACACAAGCAATGATGGAACTTGATGTCGCAACAAGAACCGCTTATTACAAAACAATGCAAGATTTAGGCGTCATGACCCCTAATCAAATTGCTTTACTAGAAGGCTTACCTACATTTGCAGAAGGTGACAAACATTATATGTCAAGTCAAACAATTGCTATTGAAGATAGAGATATGACGCCAGAACCAACACCAGAAGAACCACCTGCAGAACAGGTATAAATATAAAAATAACAATAAGTTATGAAAAAATATAACAAATTACAAGAGAGGGTTTATGATAGTAAGGACCTTCAATTCAGGGCAGTAGAGGAAAATGGTGAGAAGATATTAGAGGGATATGCTGCACTATATAACGTTCGTTCAAAATTACTATTCAATTCATTCTACGAGGAAATTGAGCGCGGTGCGTTTGATGAAGTCTTACGAAGCGAAAGTCTAGATGTTGTGTTGAACTTCAACCATGACAATTCACTTGTTATGGGAAGAACAACAAATGGCACTTTGGAATTGCGTTCCGACGAAACCGGATTGTTTTTTAGAGCGACATTACCAGACACAAGTTATGCCAATGATGTGTATGAACTTGTTAAGCGAGGTGATATATTTCAAAACAGTTTTGCATTTATGCCAGCTAAGAATGGTTACACCCAAGAAAGGTTGGATGATGGTAGTGATTTAGTTACTATCAAAAAAGTTGAAAGACTTAGAGATGTAAGTGCTGTTACTTTCCCAGCTTATGCTGAAACACAAGTTAGTGCAAGGGATGAAGATGGTGTAGAACCAAAAGTAAGATTAGAAGTTGATGAGGATGCATTGAATGCAATCTTAGATATGGCTAAAGAACTTACTACTTTAGTGGAGCAAGCAATTACTCCACCTGAAGAAGAACCTGCACCAGAAGATGAACCAGCTCCTGAAGAGGAACCGGCTCCTGATGAGGAAGAGAATATGTCACTCAATAACATAGATAAAAAGAAGAAATTCTTAAAACTAAAGTAAAATAAAAATCAAAATTATGAAAAAACTTAATGATTTGAAAGACGAGCGTACTAAGCTTACTCTTAGATATAATGATATTATGTCAAATGAGAATATGACTGATGAACTACGTTCAGAAGCCCAAGAGGTTGGGTCTAAAATCTCAAGTCTTGATGCTGATATAAAGTTAGTGGAAAGACAAGAAGAACTTAATGCAAGGGAGGTGACTCCTGAAGTTGAGGAAAGAACTGAAGAAATGCCACTTGGTGAAAAGTTTCAAGCATTCTTAAGAGGTGCTATTGATGGAAAAGGACCTTTATCCTTTAGGGTAGAGCCTATGCTATCAACTTCAAACACTGATATTATCAATAAAAGTGTTGCTAATAGCCTTGATATTCTTACTTCACCTGCTGAAGCATTCTTAAGAGGCTTAGGTGTAACATTCTTCCCAGGATTAACTGGAAACTTTGTTGTACCTTCTATGGCTCAAGACCATGCTACTTTCCCAGGTGAAAATACTGATGCTGCTGATGCATCTATGAATGTTGTTGACCTTGTGTTAGCTGCTCGTAGAGTTACTCATGCTCAGTCAATTACTAAGGAAACCTTAGCACAAACAAATCCTGCTATTTACAATGGTATTGTTCAAAACCTTGTTGATGGTATATGGAATGCGGTTACTTATGACCTATTTGATACTATCCAAACAGATGCTGCTACACAAATTGTAGGAGTGACTGCTGCTGGATTAGTTTATGGCGACCTTGTAAATATGGAAGCTTCTATAGGTGGACTTAATATCGGAGCTGGTGCTTATGTTACTACTCCTGCTGTTAAGGGTTACTTAAAACAAAAGATTGCAATTGGAACTGGTGCAGGTCCTGCGATTTGGGATATGGACACTGTAAATGGTTATCCAGCTTATGGTGTACCTGCTGCAAATGCTAACAAAGTATATTTTGGAGACTTCTCTAGAACATGTGTTGGCCAATGGGGTGGAATTGAAATTATAGTTGACCCTTATACCCTTGCTAAATCAGGTAAGATTCAACTTACTGCAGTTGCATTAGTTGACACTGGAGTTACTAACAAGTTAGCTATTAACTTCTCTGCTGACGTTTCTGCTGGAGTATAATATCCATAGTGTATAACAGGGGTAGGGATAGGCTCTACCCCTTAATAAAAATAACAACTTAAAATGTCCATACCTATAAAAACAAAACTATCATGGCCTTTATCTTTATCTGAAGCCAAAAGGCATTTGAGAGTTGAGGATGATTGGCATGAGGATGATGATTATATTCAAAATCTAATATATGCAGCCACTTCTAAAGCGGAACAATATATTGGAAAGGATATAGCTGAAACTTCTAATGTTCAAACATTCTATGACGTTTCAGGTGATAGTGTGCAAATACAAGAAGGTAACTTCTTATCATTTACAGATGCTTCAGTAGGAGGTACCAGTTTGGTCGTAGGCCATACTGAAATATATTACAATTATGCATTAGTGGAGTTCACATCTTCATTTAGTGTTAGTAATGATGCTCCTTTTAGTGTGTATTACAAAACTGGATTTGATGATGGAGAATGCCCATTTTTGATTCAACAAGCGATCCTTGTAAAAATAGGTGACCTCTATGATATTGATAGGCAATCATATATTATGGGTAGTATAAGAGAAAATAAAGCGTTTGAGTCCCTGTTGGATTCATTCCGATATATAACGTTCTAATGTTAGCAAGCTTACTAAATAAACAATTAGTTATTGAGATAGAAGCAACTACTACAAATAGAGTTGGTACTCCAACGGAGACTTACGAGTTCTTGAAAGAAACTTGGGCACAAAAAGTTCAAAATAATGCAACAACTCAATATGATCCAATAGGTCAAGTGCCTTTCTCTGGTGAAACTTTCATCATAAGATTTGATGAAGAGATTAACTATAAATGTAGAGTGATTTACAACAATAACTATTACAAAATAGAAGGTATAGACTTTATAGGTCGTAGACATTGGATGAAACTAAAATGTATTGTCTGGGAAAGGGCAACTCAATATTAATGGAAGGGATAAATGGAAGTTTAGAGGGTTTTGATGAACTATTAAAGGTTCTTAAGACTTTAGAAAATGAGAAATTGATAAATAGTTTACTCAAGAAGGCTAATAGAGAGGCTGTAAAACCAGTTCAAAAAGCTTTAAGAGGACTACCATATCCATCTAGATTAACTAAAGGCATAGGAATTAGGGCAGCAAAAATTGATGGAAATAGACATCCTAACGCCGTTATAGTTGGTCCAACCTCTGATGTATTTCCAATAAGATTCATAGATAAAGGAACAGTTGAAAGATACACTAAAGCAGGAGCTTATAGAGGAATGATAGAAGGTAAGCATGAAATTGAGCCACTTATGGATAACCAAGCCAGGACAGTTCAAAAGAATGCAACAACACAGTATGGTGAATCATTGGTTAGAATAACCGCAAAAGATGTAAAAAGAATAAACAAAAATAAATGAGCTTTGCAACCGAAATATATGATGTAATGACAGCCGATACTTCACTTAATAGTTTAGTAGATGGAGGTATTCATTATGATAACTTGATAGATAACTGGTTAGGAGATACATCCGACGAAGAATGGGTAGTTTATTCATTTAGGAAATCCGATCAAGCGAATTGTGTAAGATCTAAAAATGTTTATATGACTTACGCATTAACGGTCATTGTAATTCAAAGGAATACTAATACTCAAATTGATACTATCACTGATCGATTAATCTCGTATCTCAATAACCACGAAAGTGGCCATATAGTAGATATAGGATTTAAGAATGACCAAGGTGGATTCAATCAACAACAATCGATATACACTAACACTTTAGAGTTTGAATGTATATTCTTAGAATCATAAATAAAAATAAAAACTAAATATTATGGCAACACCATTATTTTCAAAATCAATGAGTATCGTTATAGATGGAAGTACTTTAGGTTGTGCAACCGACTTTTCACTTTCCGTTACTAAAGATATGATAGAGATTGCATGTTTAACAGCTTCTGGAGCGAAACAGCAGGTACCTGACCTTTATGGTTGGTCTGTTTCTTTCTCAGGACTTAGAATGCAATCTGCAACTGTTGACGCAGGCGCAATGAGTTATGACGACTTAGTCAATACTCTTGTAACAAGTGACGCATCAGTAGGGATTTATATCCTACCTGATGTTTCATCTAATCACTATATGGCAGGCGCTGGCTAC